GTGGAAAAGTTCCATCCGAAGTGTGAGTTCCTGACCAGACTCAGGTACCATGTCCCCTTCGGGAAGACAATGATATTTCTTTAAAATATGTCTGGAATTCATCCAAAATGAGACGCACAAAGCGTCCCAAGAAGGGAAAGTAGAGTCTTCAACATAGAGCGTCAAACCACATTCAACGACAGTTTTCTGAAGCAATATGCTTTTCTCCTCAAAGGTGTCGCGACCATAAAAGAAATATTCTCTCACAGCCGTTCCAATGACTTGAATCGCGTGTGCTTGTGGAGTAACGTTGGCTGAGGCCACACGTATAGTTAACATCTTATTGATGGATTGATGACACAAGGGCGCAACGTGAACCGCAAGATCCTCATCCCATCTCCAAGATCTCTTTAAAAAAGTGCACTCAGCAAGGGGGATGTAAGGAACAGAAACAGCTAGTTTATCAGCCATGGTGTACTCAACACCAATGGAAGCCAGAACAGCCTGGACAGAAGTGTGATTGAACCATGGGGCGTCATCTGAAACGCTCATCAAGTTATCATCTCCATATGTTATCAGACGAACATGCTGCTTGAAAGAGGTCATAGAAGGACGAAGAATTATGTAACAATACCTCATATATAAGCAGTTAACGATACAATTAACGATAACGGTAAGTGGGTGTCCTGAAGGATTTCCACCAAAAACTTGCATTAAGTCACCATTAAAGTTTATGAAAGCGAATGCAGTATCGTAAGAAATGCCACGCAATACTTTGATGTCGTCGTCTGTGTATCCAGCCCTGGATGCTAGGTCTATAAGAAAATCAAATGCAACTAAAACAAGGATAGCGGCCATTTTCTTGTCAAATTTTCCATAATCACCAGCAAGGAAGTGTTTAAATACATTGAGATAAGCCAACAATTCAGCCCATTCAGCACTCTGAGCAATAAGACCAGGAGCAAGTTCGTACAACAATTTGTTTTCCTGTAGATGTTTGATCAAAGAAAGACAATATTGGCGAACAAGGATTGTGAATGCGAGATTACTAGCAGTGAAAAGTCTCGTACTAGCTGATTCAACCTTCGCAGAAGAAACCGCTTCATCCTTGAGGTGTCCGTTAAAAATTGCATTGACG